GAAGGATTTATATCTACATGTTAACAACTAAACAAGAAAAAATCCTAGCGGATTTTGCAACTAAGAACCGACACTGGCCAAAAAACCAACTTGATGCTGCCATATGGCAAATCAAATGGTCACTACAAGCGTTGCCCCACCAACGCGAACCTGAGGATAGCGAGTTTGATACGTTCCTCATGCTGGCGGGTCGGGGTTCAGGTAAAACCCACACAGCCTCTCATTGGATTGGCATCCGCGCATGGAAGTTTGATAATACACGTTGGTTAGTCACGGCACCAACATCAAACGACATCAGAGCAACTTGCTTTGAAGGAGACTCTGGTCTTCTTAACATTATACCACCTTCCTTAATAAAAGACTACAACAAGTCTCTCTTTGAAATAACACTTACCAATGGATCACTGATCCAAGGAATCCCTGCGTCAGAACCAGAACGTTACCGAGGTAAACAATTCCATGGTGCATGGTTTGATGAGTTATGTGCGTTTGAGTACTTAGATGAAGCGTACGATGGTGTACAGTTTACTTTACGTCTTAAAGACCCACGCATTCCTCGCGTGCAACAAATCATCACAACAACACCAAAACCTAAGGAACTGATCGTTGATCTTAACGAAGGTAAAATAGGCGGCGATGTTTATGTTGTCAATGCGTCATCTTACGACAACAAGATGAACCTATCTGAAACCTTCTTCAAACAGTTAGATACTTATGAAGGCACAGATATTGGTCGCCAAGAAATTTATGGCGAAATCCTAGATCCTGAGCAAGCAGGTATCATTAAACGTAAACAGTTTAAAATGTGGCCTGCCAATCGACCCACACCAAACCTTGAATACGTTATTGCATCATATGATCCTGCAACATCTGAAAAGACAATGAACGATCCTACCGCGTGTACTATTTGGGGAATCTTTGAGCAAGAGGACGTAGGCACATCAGTTATTTTACTTGATGCTTGGGACGCTCACTTGGCATATCCTGAATTGCGACGCAAAGTTATCAACGACTTTAAAGAAGTTGTGTATGGGGCAGACAATGAATTTGGTAAAGGCAGAAAAGCTGACTTAGTTCTTATGGAAGATAAGTCAGCAGGTATCTCTTTAATCCAAGAACTACAAGGTTCAGGCATTGAGGTGCGTGGGTATAATCCTGGTCGTGCCGATAAAGTACAACGATTAAACATTGTAGCACCTATCGTTTCTAAAGGCAAAGTTTATATTCCAGAGGATGCAACACGTGCTGGAGAGTATGCCGACTGGGCTAAACGTTTCTTGCGTCAGGTATGTTCGTTTCCTGAGGCTGGAGGACATGATGACTACGTTGATTCTCTATCACAAGCGCTTCGAGTCTTAAGAGACTCAGGTTGGATTCAATTAGACCCATTGCCCTCCCGTGACTATTCGTATGCAGATGACCCATCAAAAAGATTTGAAAATCCTTATGCTCAATAGGGCGGGATATAAAAATTATATGCATTAGTATGATTAGGCATCTATCGGAACCGTAAATGAAGAAATCTAGCTCTATTTTTACTTTGTTACTTTGTTTATGGAACAATGTTCCAGCAGAAGAATCAACTAAGTTTTTACAATATAAGTTTAATGACCGAGTCGTTATTACGATTTCAAGTGCTGAATGCCCATTTTGGGAATTAAAAGAAGCGTATGAGTTTGGTGCGCTTGCTAAACGAATTGATGGAGAAATGTTACTTGGGTGTTATACCCATCACAAAGATGATATTGTTATTCGTTGGTTGCATGGAGATGAAACAACATTACCAGCCAACGTATTTTTAGCAAAACCTTCACTATGAATTTATTAAAAACACCACACCAAAAAATTTTAGAAGAAGCTGGTGCTTCTCCATTTCCAACACCAGGAATGTTAAATACACCAAAGCAAATGCTATTTCAAGAAGCAGGAATGCTTCCTAAGTTTGCCGATGGTGGTGAAACAGATTATAATCAATATCGTAGTGATCGAGATGATCCTAAAGAACGCAGAATTAATACTAATTTTGATAAATATAATGTAGCAGGAACATGGGTTGATGAAAATAGATATCCGTCAATTAAAGCATCATACATTGACCCAAACAAACGTTCTTGGAATTTTGAAGGCGATAAAGATAAAAATTATTCAATAGGTACAGAAAAAAATGGCATTGAATCCGCTTTAAATCATAGTCCCGGTTATTGGGGGTTATCTTTAAAATTAACTCCTGCAGATATGCATTTTGCAAATGGCGGTCAAGCAGAACAAAATTTATCACCAGCACAAATGAAAGCTGCATTAATTATAAATGGAGTTATTCCTCCAAGATTTCAATATGCTGAGGGTGGTGATGTTAAAACAGAAAATAAATTAGTAGATGATTCAATAGATCATTTAGATTTACGTCATATCTTTAATTTTTTACAATCAATGGGCGTTATTAAATAATGGCAAATCCTCAATTACCTCTTCAATTTGGATCTACTCTTCAATCACTAGACGATCGTGAAGATGAAATTAAAAAAGCAACAGACCAAGACGCTGAAACAGAACACATAGCTGAACTTCTTGGATTAGATGCCGACGAAGCAGAACAAGAAGTTATTGAATTAGAAGACGGATCTGTTGTAGTTAATTTTGAACAAAAGAAAAGCCCGCAAGAAGACCCTGAGTTCTATGAGAACTTAGCGGAATCATTTGATGATTCAACACTTAATATCATGGCAATTGAGTATCTTGACTTTATTGATGTTGATCGTGAATCAAGAAAACAAAGAGATAAACAGTACGAAGAAGGTTTACGTCGAACAGGCTTAGGCAAGGACGCGCCTGGCGGGGCCACCTTTGACGGCGCGTCTAAAGTCGTCCACCCTGTTATGGCAGAGTCATGCGTTGACTTTGCTGCTTCATCAGCTAAAGAACTTATTCCACCCGATGCAATTGTAAGATCAAACATTAAAGGTGTAGCAGATGCAGTTAAAGAAGCTACAGCTGATCGTAAAGCTAATTTTCTTAATTGGCAATTATCTGAACAAGTACAAGAGTACCGTGATGAGATGGAACAACTTCTTACACAACTACCTCTTGGGGGATCACAATTCTTAAAATGGCGTTATGACTCAGAACAAAAACGTCCAACGTGCGAATGGGTACCAATCGATAATATCTTATTACCTTACGCATCAACTAATTTTTACACGTCTCCACGTGTTACAGAAGTACAAGATATTACAGAAGATACATACTTGCAAAGAATTGAGCAAGGTATTTATCGTGATATCGATGATAATTATTCATCAGACACTCCACTAAACGATCAAACACAATCTGACAAAGCTAACAATAAAATTGAAGGTAAAGAATTACCTTCTAAAAATATTGATGGTTTACGTAGAATTTATGAAATTACTTGTTTTATCAGACTTGATGATGATCCAATTACAGAAGGTAAACGCGCACCATACATCTTAACTATTGACGAGTCAAGTTCTAAAGTTTTAGCACTCTACAGAAATTGGGAAGCAAATGATACAAAATTTGAAAAATTGGACTGGTATGTGGAATTTAAGTTTATTCCTTGGCGTGGTGCTTATGCTATTGGTCTTCCTCACCTTATTGGTGGCTTATCTGCTGCTCTTACTGGATCTCTCCGTGCTCTCTTGGATGCTGCGCACATTAACAACAGTCAAACAATGCTTAAGCTCAAAGGTGGCCGCATTGGTGGACAAAGTGATAGGATAGAACCTACACAAGTAGTCGAAATTGAAGGAGCTCCGGGTGTTGATGACATTAGAAAAATTGCAATGCCTATGCCATTCAATCCACCATCAAGTACTTTATTTAGTTTACTTGGTTGGTTAACAGACGCGGCTAAAGGAGTTGTTACAACCGCTGAAGAAAAAATTGGTGATGCATCAAACAATATGCCTGTGGGAACAACACAAGCACTTATTGAACAAGGCGCTAAAGTATTTTCAAGTATCCATGCTAGATTACATAGATCACAAGCTAAGTCATTAGCAATTGTCTCACGAATCAATCATTGGTTCTTGGATGAGATGGATAACCAATCAGGAGAAGAAATTGAAGTTCGAGACTTTTCTTATAATAACGATGTTCGTCCTGTATCTGACCCTAATATATTTTCTGAAACTCAAAGGTTAGCACAAAACCAAGCTATCTTACAAATGGCTTCATCAGCACCCCCTGGCATGTTTAATTTACAGGCGCTGTACAATAGAGTTTTAAAACAATTAAAAGTACCTAACATTGATGAGATCTTACCAAACCCACAAGGCGCTACAGAAGCCAACCCAGCATTAGAAAACGTTTCTATGACTATGGGTCGTCCTGCTGCAGCATACCCGGACCAAGATCATATCTCTCATATCAAGGTTCACTTAGAGTACGCAAACAATTCAGCCTACGGTGGCAATCCAGTTATTGGACCTACTTTTGCACCGCACGCGCTAGAACACATTAAGCAACACTTAACATTACACTACCTCCAATCTATGCGTGCGTATGTTGCGCAAGCAGCGGGCGGTAAGGATGCGTTTAATCTACATGAAGAAAGACCACTTGATTTAGAAGCACAACAATCATTGGCTATTGCTTCACAATTAGTAGGTCAAGATACTCAAATGACTATGCAACCATATGTTCAACAAATTGGTGCGTTATCACAAAAAGTACAACAAATGCAACAAGCTCAACAACAAGCGGCTATGGGTGCTGATCCAACGGCTCAAGTACTACTTAAAACTCAAATGGCAGAAACACAACGTAAAGCCCAAGAGTCTCAAAGTAAGATGCAACTTGATCTTCAAAAAACACAACAACAATATCAACTTGAAGTGGCTAAGTTACAACAACAAATGCAAGAATTGCAAGCTAAGTATCAAACGCAATCTACAATTGATTCACAAAGAAATGCAACTAATATTGCAATGGCTGACCTTAACAATTCGTCACGTGAAAGAATTGCTGAAATTAATGCCAAGGTGGGTTTAACTTCTGATCAATTAGCAATGCAACACGAACAAGATTTGACTGCTTTTGAAGCATCGCACCAAGCGCAATCAGATATCCGACAACATGGCTTAGAGATTAACCAGCAAAACTTCCTCCATCAGTCACAGATGGCACAGCAAGCTGCACAACAAGCCGCCCAAGCGGATCAACAAAGAAAGCAACACGGAATTGATGTGGCTACACAAGCAATGCAACACAATGCGCAAGCTCAACAACAAAACCAACAGCTTTCTGCACAGCAACAAATGGCAGAACAACAAGCGGCACAGCAACAACAATCTCAACAACAACCATCCACTGGGGAATAAACATGGAAAAAGAACTAGGCTTTCGTAAAGCATACAAGATGACAGGCACACCCGGCTACGCTGGCGGTCCTGATCAAAAAGTAGAAAACGGTCCTTCAGGTTCTCATAGAGATAATAACTGGAAAAAAGGTGCAGCAGAAGCTAAAGTTAAAAATGCTAAACCTATTGGTCCAGGCAAAAATCTCAATGAACTTAAAGGCGGTAACTTCTATTAATTTAGGGCGGATTTTCTCATAAGGTTGCATTAGTGATCTTATGAGAGATATCATTACAGAATTAATTGACCAAATTAAGGTCAAGCAAGCAGAAATAGCGGGGTCATTAACCGCAGGACATGCAATAAACTTTGAAACATACCAACGTTTGGTTGGTAATCATCAGGGTTTACAAGCCGCTCTAAATATTTTAGATGGCATCATGACCGAAGATGACGAAGAACAAAATCAACAGTAAACCGTAAGGTTTAAGGAGGTTTGCCGAATGGCAGCATTTGACGTTGTAAAAAACGCGGAACCCGATATGCGTTCCGAATTAGATTGTTTTCCAAGTATAGATCCTGGTATTGAAGTTGCAGGTGATCGAGTACTCGTTCAATTAAGACGAGAAAAGACATTGAGCAAGGGTGGGATTTTATTGGTAGACGAAACGAGACAAACAATTAAGTTTAATGAGACTGTAGCAAAAGTGGTGCAAATTGGCCCTTTAGCATACAAAGATCCATTCACACTTGAACCATGGCCCGAGGGTCCGTGGTGTAAAGATGGCGACTTAGTGAGAACTATCAAATATGGTGGTGATCGCTTTGTAGTTGACGCAGGTGACGATGGAGCTCCAGTAGTGTTTATTACATTACAGGCTCGTGAAATCATTTCTCGCATTAAGTCATATGAGTATGCGCAGAAAATGCAAGCGTTTGTAGATTAATGAAAGAATATATTGCTAATAGAAGGTTGTTACCTGAAGGCAGAGCTTCTTTAATGCTTAGTAATTGTAAAGAAAGAGCTAAAAGAAATAAAGCCGACGTAACAATATCTTGGGATTGGATAGTTAATAAATTAAAAAATGGTAAATGTGAATTAACAAAATTACCTTTTGATTTAACACCATCTAAAAAGGGACATGCAAATCCATATGCCCCATCCTTAGATAGAATTAATAGTAAAAATAAAGACTATACTCCAGAAAATACTAGAGTAGTATTACATTCAGTCAATATGGCTATTAATGAACATGAATTAGATGATATTTTACCAATATTAAAAACATTGGTTTTTTCATTAGATAAAACAACTTTTGAATAAAAGAAAGAAAAATTATGGCAGATAACGAAAAAGACGTTCCAATTAAGGAACAAGAAGATGGTTCTGTACTGGCTAAGATTGAAATGCCAGAAGAAGCATTTGTAGAAGAAGACGCAGAAGAAAAAAAAGAAGGCGGTAGGGTAGAAGCTACAACCGAAGAAATTGAAGAAGATGCTGATCATGAAGCAGAACATGCTGATGATGAGCAAAATTTTGATGAATCTGAAGAAGATCGCGAAAAAATCCGCGAAGCACGACGTGAAGAGCGAAGACTTAAAAAAGAACTTGCTAAACAACGTGAAGCATCATCAAAACATAAAATCAGTGCGCTAGAGAAAAGAAACGAAGAACTTCTTAATCGTCTAGCAAAAGTTGAGAATAACCAAGCATCATTCCAATTTGCTCAACTCGATAAAACTATCGAGGATGAAGCAACAAGAGTGGAATATGCAAAAATGAAAATGTTGCAAGCTGCACAAACTAATGATGCGGCGGCACAAGTAGAGTATTTAGAGCAGTTGACAGATGCAAAGCAACGCTTACAGCAAATACAACACTTTAAAAAGCAACAACTCGAACTAGCGTCTAAGCCAAAACAAAATGTACCTACCCCAATGGGTCAAGAGGTACAAAGAAATGCAACACAGTGGCTTAAACGTAATTCCTGGTATGATCCAGATGCTCGAGATACAGATAGTAGAATTGCCAAGGTAATAGATCAGGAGTTAGTCTCCGATGGTTGGGATCCAAGCGATTCTGAGTATTGGGACGAACTAGATAATAGATTATCTGCGCGTTTACCACATCGCTATAATACAGCGAGAGGTGCGGCGCCAACTCAACGAAGAAGTGCTGGACCAACAGCTTCAAGTCGAGTAGCGAACACTTCAACAGCAAAGCCAAACTCATTTAGGTTAAATCCTGATAGAGTACAGGCAATTAAAGATGCTGGTGCTTGGGATAACGTAGATAAACGAAATAAAATGATCCGCGCATACGCTTCGTATGACCGCGCTAATAAAGGAGATTAATTACCATGGCTAATACAAGAATTAAAAGAGATTTAGACGATCGACTAGCAGATCGTGCACAAGAAGTAAAAGACCGCGCAAATGCTGCGGATCCAAATGATATTGCACGTCGCGAACGCCTTGATGCGTTTAGAGACAAATGGGCAAACAGTGCATTGCCTGACATTCCTGCGGGGTCAATCCCAGGAATGCACTTGTGTTGGTTATCAACAACAAACACATATGACAGTATCGACAAACGTATGGCGTTGGGTTATGAGCCAGTTAAAGCCGGAGAATTAGGATTAGGCTTTGAAGGACTAGGCAAAATGAGCTCAGGCAAGTTTGAAGGCTGTATTAGTTGTAATGAAATGGTACTTTTTAAATTACCAGAAGACGTATATCAAGAAGTTATGAGAATGCTTCACTTAGAAGACCCACTTGAACACCAACGTAATATCACAGCGCAAGTTCGTGATACGGCAGATGGTAAAAAAGGTGGAAGATCTATTCTTGAAGGCGGATTGTTGGAAATGGAAAAAGATACTGCAAAAGCTAATAATAAAAATATTAGATTTCAATAACAATCTTCAATCACAAAGGAAAAAGACATTATGTCAGCAACATTTCAACCCTTTGGCCTGAAGCCAGTGTATCATCCAAGTGGCTTAGATCGTGCAGTACCATTCGTTGGTACTAACACCTATGTTACTGGTACTACATACACAGCTCCCTACTCATTGGCAGGTGCTCAAGTAGCATTCTATCAATACCAACCAGTAGCGATTACGACATCAGGTCAATTAACAGTAGCAAACCAAACCGCAGGTAGCGGCAAGGTATACGGCGTGTTCGACGGCGTAGAGTACACAAACTCAGACGGTAGACGTTCTGTAGCTAAGTACGCTACAAAGGCAACACTAGATGCTTCAACAAGCATTGTATTCTGGCTCTTTGCAGATCCAGCACTTGTTTATGAAATTCAAGTGAATGGCTCAGTAACAACAGCAGCCATTGGTACAGAATATAACTTTGATACAACAGCAGGCTCACTAGTAACTGATGGAACAGCTATCGGTGTAGGTGGTGCAGGCTTCTCGAAGACTGCTTTACTCGCTACAGCAGTTGGTTCAGGTAATCAAGGTCAAGTTCGCGTAGTTGGATTAGGTCGTGAAGTAGCATACCCAGCAGGTAACACAAATGCTTGGGGTGACGCTTACACTATCGTTCAAGTACAAATTTCTAATAACCAGTTCGCTGCCGCTTCAGTGTCAGTGTAACGTAACGAAAAAAGGAAACTCTAAATGGCAACCCCAATGAGAAGTACGGACTTTCGTGCGGTAGTCGAACCGATTATCAACGAAGTCTTTGATGGCGTTTATGAACAGCGCGATGACGAATGGAAAGGCTTTGTAGAACAAATACAAGGTATTCCAAGAAACTACCATGAAGAAGTAATGCTCTTCGGTATGAACGCAGCTCCTGCAATGCCTGACGGCACACCAGTAAGCTACGATCAAGGCGGTACATTATATATCACACGTTTTATCTACCAAATCTATGGTTTAGCATATGCTTTAACTAAAGTTTTGATGGAAGACGGTGATCATATCCGTATCGGTTCTACATTTGCTAAACACTTAGCTCAATCTATGATTGAAACTAAAGAAACATTATGCGCAAACTTACTTAACTTTGCTTTCACAAGCGGTTACGTTGGTGGCGATGGTGTAACTTTAATTAACACAGCTCACCCTATTGCTAATGGTGCTTCTTACAGCAACCAATTATCAACAGCAGCTTCGTTATCACAAACATCAGTTGAGCAAATGTTAATCCAAATCCGTTCTGCAGTTGACAACAACGGCAAACGTATTAGATTAAAAGCTGAACAATTAGTTGTTCCACCAGCACTTGAATTCCAAGCTGAAGTTATCTTAAAATCAGTTTTACGTTCAGGTACTGCAGACAACGATTTGAACCCAATCAAGTCAACAGGTATGTTACCAAAAGGTACACACGTGGTGACTCGTCTAAGCTCTTCTAAAGCTTGGTGGATTCAAACTGATGCTGAGAATGGTCTCATGTTAGTAATGCGTCGCCCCATGGAGAAATCTATGGAAGGAGACTTTGAAACTGACTCAATGAGATACAAAGCTACAGAACGTTATAGTACAGGTTGGCACGACGCGAGAAATATCTACGGAACTGCTGGTCTATAATCAGTAATGTAAATTCAGAAAAGCCAGTGTAAAAGCTGGCTTTTTTGTTATATAATATTAATATGAAAATTATATCAAGACAAGAAGCAATTCAAAATAATTTAAAAAGATATTTTACTGGATTACCATGTAAATATAATCATATTGCTCAACGATTATTAAGCAATAGAACATGTATTGAATGTTTAAATATTTTTAAAAAAGATTGGGCTAATAAACCAAATATAAAAGAAAAATCATTAAAAAGATTAAATAACCATAATAAACTCCATCCCGAAATGCATCTAGCCAGAACACGAAAACGTCAACTAGCTAAATTAAACAGAATTCCAAAATGGTTAACTGAGTCCGATTGGTTAAACATTAAATGTAAGTACTCAGTAGCTAATATGCTATCTCGAGAAAGTGGTAAAAAGTACCATGTTGACCACATTATTCCCCTGCAAGGCAAACTTGTTTCTGGTTTGCATGTGCCTTCAAATATCCAAGTTATCTTAGCTACAGAAAACGTCAAAAAGTCAAACAAACACGTCCTTTAAGGGCGAATTTTGCATATTTTATGCATTAGTAGGCATAGGAAGAACAATTCCATTCTGACTACCAACCTTCCTGGTAGGCGACTTAGAGACAGCTTGGAATAACCACTAAGATAAGGAAATTAAAATGTCATCAACATTTACCACACCCCTTCGTATTTTTAAACGTAATAACCCAACAAACAATGGTGTAATCGCTCCAGATAACACAGGCGCTGCAAAAGTATCACAAGAAGTTCAATTAGTAACTGCAGTATCTGCAACAACATCAGGCGCAGTAGTACTACCAACTAAAGATATAGGCTCAACAACAGCAACACCTTTAATTCTTCCAGCTGGTTCAATAATTCAAGACGTATTTATTTTCCAAACTGGCGCTCCTTCAGCAATCACTGGTGGTGTAATTTCAGTTAACGTTCTTGTTACAAACCCATCAACAGGCGCTGTGACAACAACAACTATTGGAACATTCACACCAACAACAACTGGTGGTGTTCTTGCAATGACTAGAACAGGTGCTGCAACCGCTGCAGTAGCTGCAGTAGCTGCTAACGTAGGTCCATTAGATGCTGAAATTCAATTCAGCCAAGCAACAGTGTCTGCAATCACTGGATCATTTGATGCAACATTTGCAGTAGAGTACGTAGCTCGTAACGCTGATGGTTCTATCATTGCTTACGGTTCAGGTTATTCAAATAACTAATAGGATAGCGGGGGAAACCCCGCATCTTTAACCTACCGGAGAATAATATGAAATTAATTAATAAAGGGGAGAAAACATGCGTCCAGTATCGTTAAGTGTTACAGGCGTTGGAAATTCCGCTGTTTACCCACCAGATAACTACGTTACACCATTTAATATTGGTATGAATGTAAATGTGACAGGCACAATTACATATCAAGTTCAATATACATTTGATGACGTATTTGCAGCAACATACAATCCAGCATCAGGTAATTGGACTAATCACCCGACGTTGTCTGGAACAACATCAAAAGATTCAAACATTGCGTACCCTGTCACGGGCATCAGACTAACCACATCGGCTGGTTCTGGCACTGCGGCACTTACCATGATTGAAGCTGGCGGAGGATTATAATCATGGCTATTTCAAATAACATCGATGGATCAGTTGGAAGTTCTAATCAACTACTAGATCTATTATCTGTTGTATCAAACCCTAAAGTCTACGAAGCTAAAATTCAAGACTTGCAAGATGCAACTGATGCTTATAATAAAGCAATCGCCTTAGCAGGCCCTGCAGATGAAATCGTAGATCTTAGAGCAAAAGCAAAAGCTGATAGAGACGCTGCGAAAGCAGAATTATCAGATGCTAAAGCTAAAGCATCTAAAGCTCTTGCTGACGCTAACGCTCAAGCAAATAATGTTATATTAGACGCTACAAATAAAGCTAATGACATAGTAAATGCTGCAAAAAATAAACAAGCTGACACTGATAAGTTACAAGCTGATGTCGTGGCTTCTCAAAATGAAGTGCAAAAACTTCAAGATGCCGCTAATAAATTAAATGCAACAGCTCAAAAGAAACTTGATGATGCAGCTAGTTTATTAAGTAAAGCTAAGGATGCTCAACAACAAGCTGATGCTGATAAAGCAAGTGTAATTGCTAAGCATAAAGCGTTTATAGAAAGCTTGTAATGTCCGTTGCGCCACACGCTGGGATAATAGATTTTGGCACATTCACACCCCCTACACTATCCTTAGATGGTATTCAGGGGGAAGTGCCACAACCTCTTATTGGACAAGAAAACTATGTCCTCACTGGCAATGGCTGGTCTTCATTAGCTGCACTAGGCGGAATAACATATCAGGGTACTTGGAATGCATCAACTAACTCCCCTACACTAACCTCAAGTGTGGGCACGCAGGGCTATTACTATGTAGTCTCTGTCGCAGGATCAACAAATCTCAATGGTATCACTTCATGGTCCGTAGGTGATTGGGCTGTATTTAATGGTTCAGTCTGGCAACGTATTCAAGCAAGTTCTACCTTCGGCACTATGGCATACCAAAATGCCAATGCTGTATCAATTACTGGCGGTACAATAAATGGTACATCTATAGGCGCTACTACAGCTTCTACAGGCACATTTACAACATTAACCGCACAAACAGAAAATCTTATTGGCACAGGCCAAAACTTATTATTAAGAAGCCAAACACTAAATAATCCTTCTTGGGGACTAAATGTATCTCCTACTTTAGCAACTTATACAGACCCGTTAGGTGGCAGCACTGCAACACAATTTACAACTTCTGCGGCTAATAGCGGTGTTTTCCAAACCATAACAGGAACATCTGGACTTACATACACTTGGTCAATTTATATAAAATATATTTCTGGCGATGGCACAGTTTATTTAGGAAATCAACTCGCACCAACTACCGGAACAGTAGTATTTAATTCTTCTGCAGGAACAATTACTTCATCAGGCGCTGCAATAGTAGCATCTGGAGTTGTAAATGCTGGAAGTGGATGGTATAGAGTTTGGGGAACGTTTGTTTGTACCGGTTCACCAATGGCAATGATTATTTATTCTAATAATGCTAATGCTATGTCTTGGGCAGCTTGGGGCGCTCAATATGAAATTGGTAGTACACTAGGCACTTATGTACCTACAACCACAACAGCAGTCTACGGAACACCATCATTATCATTTAGTGGTGTAGCAAGCCTTGGATTACAATCAGACGGATCAGTTAACTTAAATACAGCCAATGGTACAGGTTTAAGACTATCTGAATTAGCAGGTGGAACTGTAAATACAGGATTTGCTATATTTTCAGGTACAGCTTCTCAAAATACAGTTTATACAGTTCCTTACGGAACATTTGCCAATTCAAATATGTATTTGGCATCTAAAGGTAGTGGTAATTTATTTTTAGGAACAAATAGTAATAATAGTGCAACACCAACAACACAAGCAGTTATTTCCCACACCGCTTCTGCCGTAAACTATGTTCAAGTAACAGGTGCGGCTACAAATACACCACCTGTTATTTCATCACAAGGTTCAGATAGTAATATAGCTCTAAGTTTTGTAGTTAAAGGAACAGGAAGGCATAACTTTTTTAACAATGGTGCTACATCATCAAGACAATTTGCCATAGGTTCTTCAGGTGCTACAAACGCTATTAACTTTTTAAATGTAGATGGTTCTGCAACAGGCAATGCTTTACCTATGCAAGCCAATGGAACTGACACCAACATCTCTATGGCTTTCCAACCTAAAGGCACAGGTGCTATAGACCTAGCCGCAGGTAGTAGTGGTGTAAATATAAGTAATGGTGGAACAGTAACAGCTATTACGAGAACTAATACAGGTAGTGGATATACTAGCTTTCCAACTATAGCTATTTCTGCACCTACAACTGCAGGTGGTGTTACAGCTCTTGCAACTGTTGCACAAATGGTTAGTAATACAGCAACAATACAAGCAGGTGGCACAGGATATACTCTTAATGATGTAGTAACGCTTGTTGGAGGAACTGTCGCAACTGTAGCGGCAACTTATACAGTAACTGCTGTTTCTGCAGGAGTTGTTACTGCTGTGACCCCATTAAATTTTACTGCTTATACAGTATTACCTACAAATCCTGTATCTGTTACAGGCGGCACAGGAACAGGTCTTACTTTAAATGTAACTTATGGCGTTCAATCATCTTTTACCATTGGAACAGCAGGTTCAGGCTACATAGAACAACCTACAATCACCTTTAGTGGTGGTGGTGGTAGTGGTGCGGCTGCTTATGCTACTGTGGGTAGTGGAACAACAATTAAAACGCTTGGAAGCACTCTTTCTTTTTATACACCACAAGGAGAGCAAGTAAGAATTACCGATGCTAATTTTTACACAGGAAGCTCACCAGCTTTAAATATTTATCGTGACTCTTCTAACAGAACCCAATTAAGAAGTGCAGGTAATTTAACCTTATATGCACAAACTGGCGGTTCAATTGGGCTATATACAAATATAGGAAGTGATTTATTACAGCTAAATGTGGCCCACACAGCATCAGCAGTTAATTATGTGCAGGTGACGGGTAGTACTACGACATTAAATCCTACTATATCTGCACAAGGTTCTGATACTAATATTTCTTTAGCATTATCACCAAAAGGCACAGGATTAATTCAAGTTACTTCTGCGGCAAATATTGCTAGAAATTCTTATAATTGGATGCAAATTGCAGGTGGTGCGGCTACAGGAAATGCACCCAGTATAAATGCTTTGGGAACTGATACTAATGTAGATATAACATTAACACCTAAAGGTACAGGAAAAGTTAATGCTACCAATGCAACAAGCTCTATTGTTCAATCTACAGGCAGTAGTGGTTATGGTTCATTTTTAGCATCATCATCTACAGGTAATTATGCATTTTATTTTGGGTATGTAAACAATGCTGAAGTAGGTCGTATTTCAATGACATCATCTAGTAATATGTCATTCTCAACAAATTCATCAGCATTAGAGCAATTTAGAGTAGCAGACACCGCTTCTGCTGTAAATTATGTTCAAGTAACAGGTGGCACTACGGGTAATCGCCCTACAATTACAGCTCAAGGTAGTGACGGAAATGCAGGATTAAGTATATTTGCAAAAGGCACAGGTGGAGTATTCATAGGTTCTAATCTTGGAACTACTGCCGCAATTGTTTCAACACCGACAACAGGCACTAATTATTTTGCAGTTAATGGTTCAGCAACAACTATTGCTCCTACTATTGCAGTAGCAGGTGGCGATACCAATATTCCACTAGCATTACAGACTAAAGGCACAGGTGCTATAGACCTAGCCGCAGGTAGTAGTGGTGTAAATATAAGTAATGGTGGCACTGTTACTGCAGTAACCACAACTAATGTAGGAGCTGGATATACTAGCGTTCCTACTATTGCCATATCAGCCCCAACTACAGCAGGAGGCACTACAGCTACAGCCACAGTAACTTCAATGGGCATTAACTTTGTTACTATAGTAAGTGGTGGCACAGGTTATGCAGTTAATGATGAAATATTAATTAGTGGTGGAACATTTACTACACAAGCTAGGTATCGTATCACAGCAGTATCAGGTGGCGTTGTAACTACTTTAACTCCTATAGCAACTCCAAATTATCAAGCACTTCCTACAAACCCTGCCAGCACTACAACAGCAATTGGAACAGGTAGTGGATTAACTTTAACAGTAAATTGGGCTGTTACAGGGCAATCTTTTACTGCAGGTTCAGGCTACATAGAACAACCTACAGTAACCTTTAGCGGTGGTGGTGGTAGTGGTGCGGCGGCTTATGCTACTGTGGGTAGTAATCCAACCGTAAAAGGATTAGGTAGTAATATTAACTTTGCTACTGCATCAGGCACAGGATTTGCTTTATCAGACGCAGGAACAACATCAGCATATTGGTGGCAAGCTATTGGTGGTGGAAGTAATGGTATTCTTCGTTCAACAGGTGCTTCTCAAAGTGGATTAATTCAAACACAAGGCACAGGAAGTATATATTTACAATCAAATGGTGGTGCTCAAACTCAATTTGTAGCTTCCCACACAGCATCAGCAGTTAATTACATGCAAGTCACAGGTAGTGCTACAGGAACTAGAGTATCACTTTCAGCTCAAGGATCCGATACCAATGTTGGGATAACTTACGGAGCTAAAGGAACAGGCATACACGCATTTTCTAATGGTAACGGAACTCAGTTTGTTATTAATGATTATGGTTCAGCATTTGTAAATAGAATTGAAACAACTCCTGCCGCAACAGGATTGCCACCTAAAATATTAGCCGGTGGAACAGACACCAACATCTCATTAGTACTTCAACCAAAAGGCACAGGCGCCCTCCAAGCTCAACTAAATGACGGCACAGCAACAGGCGGTAATGCTAGAGGTAGTTATGCTGTAGATTGGCAAATGTCAAGAACAAATGCTACCCAAGTAGCAAGTGGATATGCTTCTGTTGTTGCAGGTGGATATCTTAATACTGCAGGTGGTTCAGCAAGTGGAACATTCAGCGGAACTCAAAATGTCAATGGTGGAAGTGTTAGCGTTATTGCAGGAGGCATAGCAAATAATATCACTGGAAATGCTACTAATAATAATTATAACTTTATTGGTTGTGGATATGCTAATCAAGCATTAGGATTATTCAATGTCATAGGTGGCGGATATAATAACAATGGCACAGCTAATGCTGCAGTAACTACTCAAACAGGTACAGCTAATGCTACTACAACATTTACATTAGATGCTACTAACGCCTCTATTAAAGTAGGTCAACTTATTACAGGGACAAATATTCAAAGTTTCCCTAATACTTATGTTTCAAATATTGTAGGAACAACATTAACATTATCTCAAGCCGCAACAGGTTCAGGCGCTACAACACTATCATTCTACACAGCACACAGCGTAATTGGTGGTGGGGGAAATAATACAGCCACAGGAAATCACTCAACCGTTGGTGGTGGTGGATGGGCTGGTGGAGTATCTGCAAACAGTGCAGCAAATAGAGCCACAGGTGACTGGGCTACAATTGCAGGGGGTTCAGGTGGTTTAGCATCGGGTAATAATAGCACTATTGGTGGCGGTGGATATCTAATTGGTAACGGCAATACAGCTAGTGGGCAAAGCTCTACTGTTGCAGGTGGATACTCAAATACTGTCAGTGGTTTTGCAGCAACTTGTATTGGTGGAAACAGTAATATTGCAAATGGTAACTACGGTGTTGTAGGTGGAGCAAATAACAATAATAATGCAGCAAATTCCGTTATTGCTGGTGGGCAGTATGGTTTAGCTAGAAGTGTGCTAGGTAATTTTGTTATGCCTGCCTGTGGCGCACCAATTGCAGCTGTTCAGGGCGTATCTCAAATAGCCTTTGTAGTTTTAGGCAGACAAACTACAGATGCCACGCCTACAGTTTTAGCAAGTGATCCAAATACCCCAGCTGGATTCAATCAAGTTGCATTACCTAATAACTCTGCTTATTATTTTAAGGGATCTGTAATTGCAGGTGTTACTGGAGCAGGCAATACTAAAGCTTGGTCAATAGAAGGAGCTATTAAACGTGGCGGAGGCGCCCTTACTACTGTATTAGTCGGATCCCCAACAGTTACATCACTTTATGCTGATGCAGGAGCCGCTGCATGGGTAGTCGCAGTGACAGTAGATACGACTTATGGCGCATTAGCAATAACTGTAACAGGGCAAGCGGCTACAACAATTCGTTGGGTAGCAAAAATTGAAACAACTGAAATGACTTATTAATTAGGAGAAACAAATGGCTTTAAAACTTAAACTAGCGCAAACGCAATTTGGTGTACCAGCACCTAAAGCGTATGCTAAAATTACAAACTTCTGGGGTAGTACTTCCCAGCTACAAGTGCAAGTGGCAATCTATTACGATGAAGACGCTAGAAAAAACAATCTAGCCACTGTAAAAGAAAACGCACACTACATTAACATTGAAGACCTAAAAGGTGATATAATCCCTGCTATCTACAATGTACTAAAAACATACAGCGATTACGCTGGTGCAACAGACTGCTAAGGAGAACTAAATGGCAATTACATACACATGGACAATTCAGGCGTTATTGGTAGACAATAACCCAGAACCTAATACAGCAGTTTTGTCTAACTTTTCAATCAACGGCGTTGATGATGAAGGTCACACAGGCAATGTATCTTACTCAGTTAATTTACTACCTCCAGACCCTAACAACTTCACACCGTACGATCAGATTACACAACAACAAGCGATTGAATGGACTAAAGAGGCACTAGATGCAACAGGCCCTAA